GCTTACTTTAATTACTTTACAAAGCCCAGAACGCTTTAGCTTCGCTTTGACGAACTCCCCTAGCATACTTTTCTTCGACCATGCGCGGGGATGAATGACCGAGGAAATAAGCGGTTTTGCTGCTGTCCTGCCACATACCTCGGTGCATGGAGGCCGAGGTATGTCTCAGGCAGTTTTGCGGCCACTCGGCCCACCCCATCTCATTGGATAGCTCCGTGCGGTCTCGCTTGATGAACCCTTCCTCTAGGCAGTCCCATTTTTTAGGAATGTGGCGCAGTAGCGCCGGCTGGATCGGGACGAATCTCGGGCGAGGCTTGGGGTCGGTGGATTTCCGAATTGGCACAAATATCTCCTCTGCCTCGATGTGCTTCGGCAGGCAGCGCCCGACCTCCGAGATCCGCATGCCTCCGAACAATCCAAGGACGAGCCACGCCCGCAGGCGGTTGTTTTTTTCCGTAAGGGCGAGAAGGCGCTTAATCTGTGGCATGGTTAAAAGATGGTGCTCAGGCGCGGCCTTCGGCGAGTCGATCTTCAGCACAGGGTTGCCCACAGAGAGCTCGTAACGCACAAGCCAATTGAATACGAGGCGAAGATAAACGAAGCCCTGTTGCGCCGTAGTCCCACACCAACTTGGGCGAGACAGAAAAGACTCAATGTGAACCGGCTTGATGTCATTGATACCCATCGTGCCGTATTTCTCCACAAAATGACCCCACCACCAATTCAAGAGTCGGGTATGGTTGCCCTCCTTGAGCTTCGGCATGCGCACCAGGGTAAATTCTTTCCATGCCTTCTCAACTGAAAGCCCCGAGGATTCCTTGAAGGCGTCCGTGCCTCCGGTCTCTAATTTCTCGGCCAGCGCATCGCGGTGCAGGCGTGCTTCGAGGCGGGTATTAAAGAACGTGCGTTTCTCTTTGCCGTTGATTCGGGAAAAAACAACGTGGCGGGGTTGCCCACGCACCGTGGCCTCCCTGATAGTGATTACCGGCTTGTTGCGTCGTGTTGCGTCCGTTGCGTCCATAATGGCATTTTAAGCCATTTAGAGCAACTTTCAACAAGTTTTAAAGGTATTCAGAGAAAACCCGCTCAGCCAATGCTGGAGCGGTTTAGAGGGCTGTAGAGAGGAGAGCCGACGACGAGACTCGAACTCGTGACCTATCGATTACGAATCGGAAAATGGGTGCTGATTATTAGCAACTTACAAGAGCGTTGCGCGGGCGTTGCGTTTTTGGCTTTTTTTCCCTACGCCAAAACGTCGATTTTTTTGGACACTCGGGAGCGGAGGGTGGCGATCATGTCGCGCTCGGTCATGCCGGTTGCCCACTTCGGCCGGAGTTGGTAGTGCGGTGAGTCGTTGAATTTCCAACGGCCTCCCCACTCGAATCCGAGCGATTCGCCGAGGGGTCCGAGCTCGCGATAGAATGCGTGGTCGCCGTGGTAGGTCTTGCCGTCTTTTGAAAATACGGCGACATCGAGGGCCAGCGAGTAGTTGTGCATGGAGGCCCCACCGGCGGCGTTACTGACCCTAGGGCCGGGCGTGGTGCGGCCTTTGGCGTAGAGGGCGTCCTGCTCGGCCCATGTTCGGAGGCCACAGATGCACTTGACGTCGAGGCCGAGCGGGGCGGCGAGCTTTTTGGCCGCAAGGATAAAGGAGGCGGCGCGGGCGTAGATATCCGGGTGGAGGGTCGAGAGGTTGCGCTCGGATCTTTCGTCTAGGTTCATTTGATCATTTGTCGCGGAGGAGTTTGGCTTCGCCGTATTTTGACCACGCGAATGCATGGCTGGTTTCGCCTGGGGATTCGGGTGGCGTGTTGGGGATGTATTTTGCGGAGAGGGCAAGTTGAAGGTTTCCCAGCTCTCCGATGCGGTCCCCGAATGGCGGGATCGGCACGTTGACGCAGGAGGTCAGGAATGCCATGCCGAGGAATACGAAAGACAGGAGGACCATCAACAGCGCGATCCGGCGGGGTCTCATTTTCCTTTGCGGATCACGTTGATGAGGCCGACTAAACCGAGCCCGGTCGCCACGATTTGGTTCTGAAGCTCTGGCTCCATGTGGACGCCTGCCGCTGTGGCGAGCAGGATAAGCCCACGCCATGTTGAGCTCTGGGAAAGCGAATCGACGATTTTAAAAAGGAGGACCATAATATTAAGGGCGGGTGTCAATTTTTGGCGGGTCTCATTTTCGGAGGTCGCGGATGATTTTGATGAGAGTGGCGAGGCCGACCGCGAGGCCGACCGTGACGCTGGCGAGGCGCATCCCCGCTTCCAGATGCGGAAGGAGGGAGTACGCCGCAGCGCCGAGGGAGGTGGCGCTGCCAATAAGGCCGGTGGCTGCGGTTTTGAGGTTCTCCATGCTCATTAGCTGTTCGCCTGGGCGATGAGGTTTCCAACGATAGCGGTGGTTGCCACGTTTGCGAGGCGGTCCGTGTTGAGCAGATCCGTTTTGGCTTTGATGGCCGTGACGTCTGAGTTTGCAGGGGCTGTGTAGGCGCTGCCTGCGAGGCGTGTGCTTGTCGCTACGTCCACGCGAGCAAGCTCCACGGCGAGCTCGGTGCGTGTTGCCGATGCTATCGAAGCGGCGGAAGGCACAGATGGCGAGTTGGTCAATGTGTCCACGGTGCCGCCGGTGATCGTCTTCGAGGCGGTGGCCCACACGGCAGTCGCGTTGGCGGCTGCTGTCGGTGCGGCTGTGGTCGGGATGCTGTCGATTTTGCCACCGACACGCTCGAGGTCGGCGCGGACTGCGGCGACGATGGAAACTTCGCTGAGGTTGGTGTTGCCGATGGCCCCAACGATGGCGTTGAGGACGGCTTGGCCGTCTGCTTCGTTCAAGAGGCTACCTTCGACGGCGGTTGCGATCTGTGCTGTTGTCGGCGCGGCGCTGTATGCCGAGCTTGCGAGGCGTGTGCTCACTGCGGCGTCCACTCGGGCCAACTCCGTTGCCAGCTCCGTGCGGACCTGTGTGGCGATGGCGGCTGCGGTTGGCACGGTTGGCGCGTTGGTCAGGGTTGTGACCGTGGCAAGCGTTCCGGATGGCGCGAGGCGGCTGGAGACGGCGGCGTCAAGGTTGGCGAGTTTGGTGCTGTTGCTGTCCATCTCCGTGCGGATTTGAACAACGGTGGGCGCACTGCTGGCGACCTCGGCACTGCCGTCCCACACAATGTTGCCGCTGCCGACATTGGCGGAGGCTGAGATGAATGCGACTTGGTAGGTGCCAGCCGTGCCGGTCATGTTTCCAGAGTAGAATCCACTGGTGCCGACTTCGGGGCAGCTAATGGCAGAGCCTACGGCGGCTCCGTTTTGGTAGGGTTGGGCGGTGACGGTGAGGCCCGATTTTGCGAGCGCGATATTAAGTTCGTTGGCCATGGTTTTAGGAGTTTAGGATGGTGAGTGTTTCGGTGAGCGTTGCCTCGAAGGAGTGCGGTGCGGCGGGCCAGTTGCTGGCTGCGGGGGCGAGGCCGAGGGCGATCATGCCGTCGAGCCAGCCTTGGACTGCAACGAGCTTGGGCGAGGATTTCGCGGAGGCGTCGAGGCGGAGCTTTTGATAGAGCATCGTGGTGGAGCGGTTGCCACCGTAGCCTTGCGAATCAGTCCATTCCTCGGCGGTGTAGGTGGGCGCGGATGGCGTGACCCATTGGCCGTCCTGCCACACGGCGTCTTCGCTGGGCTTTGCAGGCGCTGGTTGCCATTGCTCGGCTTTTGGGTTCCCTGCGGCGATGAGTGCGGCGATGTAGCTCTCGGGGAGTTCGCGCAATTCGTTGGTGGTTGTGTTGAGGTAAATCATGGGTAGATGCGTGGGTGGTTGGCTACGGTTGCGCCGTTGTTGTTGGTGATGGTCAAGCCGCCTTTTTGGTCAATGAGGTCGCGGACGAGGGGCGCGTAAAAAACGAGGCTCTGCGGGCGCACCTTGTCGCAGGTCATGCCTTTTGCGAGAGAGCCAACTTCCTCTGCGGTGAGTGCAGCGTTCCAGATGCCGACCTCTGCTATTTGTCCATCAGAAAATGCGCTATATGCACCCGAAAATCTCCTCGCTCCAATTACAGTTTGATTTACACCGGTTGGAGTTCTGCTCTGTGTATTTGTTACTGAATTTGCTCCATTCAAATAAATTGTCCTACTTGTAGATGAGCTAAATACTCCACAGCAATGATTCCACGATCCTGTTGAATAATTTGCTGTAGTTGTAGCAGCAGAACCATTTCCAGAAAATACTGTGCTTGCAATAACTTTTCCTGTATTATCAGTAAACAATGCAAACCAATTTGGAGCTGAAAATGATTGGACTGCACACAAGGCTCCGGTATGCAATAAATCAGGATTAAACCAACACGCCAGAGTCAATGGTGCTGCTGTGACTGGTGCAGAAGCACTTAAAAGAAACTGATTAGTCCCATTAAATTCGTAAGCCATTACGCCGCGCTCCTTACTTCGACGGCGATCAACTCGGCATCGCCAGTCATTGTGTCGTTTGTGGCATCGCTGCCCACGCGGGAAATTCGCAGGCGGTAAGGCTCACCGACCGCCACGCTGTCGATTGTGGAAAGCGAAATGCTGGTCGTGGTGGCGATGCCGCTTGTGCCGGTTGCCGTTCCATTTCCTTCGGCTGCGGTGTCGAAGCTGTCGGCATCGAGGTCGGTGTTGCCACGCTCCAATGCTACGCGCCAGCGCACATTGCCGGTGGTGGCGGTGGTGGCCATCCATGTGATTCGCACGCTCAAGCCGCTGGCGAGGTCTGCCGCTTCGGGGATGATTGACGGGAAGATCGCGCTCTCGATTGTGGCATCGTCAAAATCGAGGACGGCCACCGAGTTGCGCGTGTCGAGAGTGGCAAACAGAGTCGCTGGCGGCGAGCTATGGCGCGGGGTGAATACGGCGAGGGTCTTTGTGCCAGAGGCACCGGAGAGGATGGGTGTTGCGATCATGCGAAGGTGAGATTGGTTTTGTTCGACCACGCGCCGGTGGCGCTGGCTTCGGCGGTGACTTCGCCAGCGGCGTCGGTGGTGGTGCGGGAGATGTCCCAGAGGGCCGAGTCGTAGATGGACCCGCTGTTTGGGAAGTCGGCGTAGGCGAGTTTGCCGTAGTAAAGATTGTTGCCGATGATGTCGAAGACTTCGACTTTATCGGGCACCGGACGAGTGCCGATGCGGAAGACATTGCCGCTTGCGTCTTTGCTGTACAGGCAATGGTCGGCGAGGTTTTGGAGGATCTCTCCGACGCCGAGTTGGTCGCTGGTCGGTATACGACCGGCGATTGAGGATTTTTTGGGTATGATTTGGGTGGCCATGTGGCGTGTTTATTTCGCGGTGGAGACCCCCGCGTGGCGAGGCGCTATGGAGCGCCCCGCCGGGGTTGGTTGGTTTAGGGACTAGTAAGTTCCGCCATCTATGCTGGCCTCGAGGGCGTCGATGCGTGCGTCGAGTGCGTCGTCTGCACTTGCGCGGGCTGTTGCCTCACTTGTGATGTTCGTCTGAAGGCTGGTGTCAGCGCTGGCTCTCGTGCTGGCCTCGCTTGTGATATTTGACTGAAGTGTCGAGTCTCCGCTGGCTCTCGAGCTGGCCTCGGCCGTGATATTTGACTGAAGAGTCGTGTCAGCGGCTGCGCGTGCGGACTCTTCGGTGTTGATGTCTGCCTCTGCTGCTGTGACGCGGGTGGCGAGTGCTGTCGCGGCGGACTCCACGGTGTCGATGCGGCCACCGAGAGCTGTGTCTGCACTGGTGCGGCTCGAAACTTCGGAAGCGAGGGCTGCGTTGTTGCTCGAGACGTATCCAGCAAATGCGGAATCGTTGGTCGTGTCGACCGAATTGATCAATGTGACGATCTCGGCGAAGCTATCCTTATCAGCCTGGGAAGCGGAGAGGATCGCGTCAACGCGATTTTTTTCCGTTGTGATCTTTCCATCGAGGGTTGTGTCAGCGGAGCTACGAGCGGAAGCTTCTGAGCTGATCGCGGCGGCGCGGTCGATGATCTCTTGAGCGAGGTTCGCGGCGATGACGCCTTCTGCGGCCTGAGCGCGGCTGATCTCAGAATTGAGGCTGCTGGTGAGTGTCGAGTCGCCTGAGCTGCGAAGCGCTGCTTCAGCGGCTACGGCGTCGGAAACGAAGGTCTTCTTTGCGAAGATGTGCTCGCCACCGATTGGCAAAACGCCTTCGGCTGTGCCGACGAAAAGTGACTTGTTTGTGCTGTCGAAGGCGACTTCCCCGACTTGAAGAGAAACCGGACTACCGGAGCCTCTTTTAATGCGAATGATTGGATTGGGCATGGCTAATTAGGGTGTTGTTGGTGGTTGGTTGGGTGTTCGTGGTAGGGAGATTGTCAAAAACTGCCGCAATCGATGATCGGGATCATGAGGGCGTAACTGCTCGCGGAGGGCGACCAGCGGTATGGCATGCCTTCGTCGAGGGCCATGTAAAGGCGGTCGGATTTTCCGACGCTCGGGAAATTGGAGCGCGTGGGATATTCGACGACGATGCCTGGCAGCGTGAGGTCGAAGCTCGAGAGATCGAGTTGCTGGGTTAGGTTGCTCTCGGTAATTGTTGTCATGCGAAAACGAGAGTCTCCCGGTTGAGCCACGATCCGGTGGCGGATGAGGTGGCGAGGACGCGCCCGGCGGCGTCGGTCGTGGAGCGGCGGACGGTCCACGATGTGGCGGTGTCGGGCAGGGCTGGCAAGGCGGGGCGGTTGGCGTTGAGCAGGCGTCCGCTGTAGGTCGTTAAGCCGTCCGTGCTGGTGGCGAATGCGAAGAGGTAGAGGGTGGGATCGATGGGCGGCTGGACGCTGCGGAGGCCGAGGGCGGTGGCGGCGATCTGGGTGCCGACTGCGGGAGCGGCGTCGAAGGTGATCGTGCCGCTGGCTTCGCTGACCGTGTAGTCGGTGACGGGGGTCTGGG